AAATTCAAGCATATCCAGAATCGAATGATATAATTGGATTAAAAGACTTATATTTATCTTTCAGTATTCCAAAAAGTTCAATAAATATGATAAAAGATGTTATTGCCTCTGGAGATAACATATCTGGTACAACATTTTCTACAAGTGATTATTACAGATCAAGCTATTCAAATGGGGAATTAAAGAGGGTATAATATGATTAAGACAGGGTTTGAATCTAGAGTAAAAATACAGCAAATTATTGACAGCCAATTACCAGAATTTGTTTTAGATGAAAGTCCAAAAGCTGTAGAATTTTTTAAACAATATTATATTTCGCAAGAATATCAAGGTGGTCCAATTGATATCTCTGATAATTTAGATCAATATTTAAAACTTGACAATTTAATTCCTGAAGTAATTAGTGGAACTTTTACACTCTCCGAAAGTATCACATCTACATCAGATACAATTCGTGTTGAAAGTACTAAAGGATTTCCACAAAAATATGGATTATTAAAAATAGATGATGAAATCATTACATATACTGGTATAACTACAAATACTTTTACTGGTTGTATTAGAGGATTTAGTGGAATAACAACTTATCATCAAAATTTAAATTATGAAGAGTTAATATTTTCAACTTCTGACGCCTCATCTCATACATCACAAACTCCTGTATTAAATCTTAGTTCTTTATTTTTAAAAGAATTTTATAAAAAAATAAAATATACGTTTACACCAGACTTACAAAATATTGATTTTGTTTCTGATTTGAATGTATCAAATTTTATAAAAGAAGCACGAACATTTTATAGCACAAAAGGGACAGAAGAAGCATTTAGAATTCTTTTCAATATTATTTTTGGAGAAAATCCAAAAATACTTAATCTTGAGGATTTCCTAATTAAACCTTCTACAGCAAATTATATAAGAAGACTAGTTGTAGTTTGTGATGTAATATCAGGCAATCCTCTCAATCTTGAGGGACAAACTTTAATAAAAACTACTGATAGCAATACAACTGCATCTATTTCAGAAATAGAAGTTATTAGAAGAAAAAATAAAACATATTATAAACTTTTACTTTTTCTCGGATATAGTATACCTTTTGATACCATAACGGGTCAATTTTCTATCACAGGAAGTACTAGAAATATACAAAGTGTTAGTGTAGGAAGTTCAATTATAACAGTAGATACCACAATAGGATTTCCTCAATCTGGAACAATTTACTGTGGTGATAATATTATCACTTATACTGATAAGAGTATTAATCAATTTTTCGGATGTTCTGGCGTCACTTCTAATATTGATGTAGCATCAACTATCTTTTCAGAAGATACATATTTTTCTTATGAAAATGGTGATACTTCTAAAAAAGTTGTTTTGAGAATTACTGGAGTTTTATCCGATTATGTTCCTATTGAGACGGATTTCCCTATTAGTGTAGGAGAAAAAATAGGAATTAAAAGTCTAGGTAAAACTATCAAAAATCCAGATACAGATAAAACATATAAAGAAATTTTTGCAAATAGTTGGATTTATAATACCAGTTCAAGATATGAAATAATAGATAATTTTACTCCAGGAGTTACATCACAACTTATTTTAAAAAGTGAAGTTAATTCTTCAAGCCTTAAAGTTGGTGATTTTATTGATTTGCTTTATAAAAATACTCAGACCGTAATTAAAAGTGGATTAAAAGTAACTTCCATTTCCTTAGGTGGAACTGGATTATATCAAATTACATTAGATAATAATGTAACACTTTCTTCTGGTTTTAATTATGATATTAGAAGAAGAATTAAAACCGCATCGTCATCAATTGCTGAATATAATTCTTTATTTTCTGATGTTCAAAATGTATATGATGATAATAATGATTCAATGTATGTGGCATCAAATTCATTACCTTCATATCAAATAACTAAATCTATATTTTCATATAATGCAATTGGTGTTAATGATATTGATCCAGATACTGCTGAATATACTACAATTGTTTTTAGTAATAAAGTTTCATTTTTTACAGGAGATCAAATTTATTATAAGCCATCAAATGATCCTATTTCAGGATTAAGTGAGGCGATATATTATGTTGAAGTTTTACCAGGAAATTTAAAAATTAGATTGTATGGATCCAGCTCTGCAATCGGAACAGTAAATTATTTGCGTTTTGGTAGTTTGACAAATGGTACACATAACTTCGTACTTAATTCTCAAAAAGAAGGAGTAATATCCGCACAAAAAATTCTTAGAAAATTTCCTTTGACTGTTAACATTGGTGATGGAGAATCTGATGATACACCACCAAGTTCTGTTGGAATGTTAATTAATGGAGTAGAAATTTTTAATTGTAAGACAACTAATAAAATTTATTACGGCCCATTGACTAAAATTGATGTTCTAAATGGAGGAAGTGATTATGATGTTATAAATCCTCCAAATTTAACTGTTTCTACAGGTTCAGCACTAATACAACCATGTCTTAGTGGTTCTGTAGAAAAAGTTTATGTCACTCCTCAAAATTTTGATATCAATGTATCAGTTTCAATTGCTCTTACTGGTGGAAATGGTACAGGAGCATCATTTGAACCAATAATAGAAAAAAGAAGAAGAGAAATAGAATTTGATGCTAGAATAACAAGTTCTGGTGGTGGTATTGATACTAGTAATGAGACTGTTACATTTTTAACTGAGCATAACTTAGTTGATGGTCAAAGAATTACTTATCGTTCTCTCAATAATCCAGAAGTTGGAATCGGAACCTTTTTAGGATCGAATGGAATTACTGGATTGACATTAAAAGATGGTTCTGTATATTATGCACAATACATAAACAATTATACAATTCGCCTATATCCATCAATTTTAGATTATAATGCTGGAATTAATACTATCGGATTTACTACTACTTACAATTCTTCTGGAATTCAAAGATTTGATACAGATAGTAAAAATTATTTGAGCGGAATTAAAGTTATTAATAGTGGACAAAATTATAAAAATAGAAATCTTAGAGTTTCTCCATCTGGAATTTCTACTGCAACAAATGTAATTTATTTCCCAAGTCATGGCTTCAATGATGGAGAAAAAATTGTATATTCTTATACAGGAATTTCTTTATCTGGATTAACTACATCAAATCAATATTATATTTTAAAAGTAGATGATGATAATTTTAAATTATCTGATGCTGGAATTGCTGGAACTAGTCTAACAAATTATCAGAGAAGAAATTTTGTAAGTTTAGGTTCATCTTCTGGCACAGGTTATCATATTTTTAGTGATCCAAAAATAACTTTAAAAGTAAGCTATGGATCAGTTGGTTTAAATACTAGTCAAGTATTAGGAACTATTGATGCTACGCCTGTTGTAAAAGGATCTATATCAAGTGTTTATGTTTATAATAGTGGAAGTGATTATGGATCAAATATTTTAAATTATCATAAAAAACCAACAGTTTTGGTTCAAAATGGAAAAGATGCTTATTGTAAGCCAATCATTGTAGATGGAAAGATTACAGATGTAATTGTTCAATATGGAGGAAAAGAATATTATTCTATTCCAAATATTAATGTTGTAGATTACTCTGGAAATGGAAGAGGTGCAATTCTTCAACCAATTATAGTTAATAATAAATTAACAAATATTATAGTAATTAATCCTGGCGCAGATTATTCTTCCACTGATACAAAAATACAAATAATTTCATCTGGAAAAAATGCAGCATTTGATCCCCAGGTAAGATCTCTTTCAGTAAATGATAACTTCTTGTTTGGCGTAATAAATTCAAATAATAGCACTATTACACCAACTAATGAAATTATAAGATCTTCTTATAATAATTTGCAATATGGAGTTACTGGATATTTTGGAACACTTAAAAGTGAATTTGGTGATACGGGCATTAAACATTCACCTATTATAGGTTGGGCTTATGATGGAAATCCAATTTATGGTTCATATGGATATACCAATCCAAAATCTACAAGCGGAAGTGTAAAATTACTCAGTCCAGGCTATTCTTTAGATCCAAGTAAAGTAAGTAATAGACCAAGTTTGTCTGTTTTTTCTGCAGGATTTTTTGTTGAAGATTATCAATTTACTAATTCAGGTGATCTTGATCAATATAATGGTAGATTTTGTATTACAAATGAGTTCCCTGAAGGAACTTATGCTTATTTTGCAACTTCTGAAATAAACTCAGAAGGAAACTATGTAGGAAAATTTCCATATTTTATAGGGACTAAATTTAGATCTAAATTTTTAGATAAAAATAGATCATTAAATCAATCATTTGATTTCAATAATTCTTCTTTGATTAGAAATACTTTTCCATATAAAATTTCAGATCCAACTGCAAGTAATGATTTTATTATTGAATCAAATGAAGTAATTAATCAATTCTCAGTTGTAGAATCAGTCACATCTGGTTCAATTGATGCATTGCAAATTATTAAGGCTGGAGATAATTATAAAATTGGCGATACTTTAATATTTGATGAAGATAACACTGGTGGAGGCGGTTTAATTGCTCAAGTATCAGAAATTAAAGGAAAAAATATAAGTAATTTACAAAACTCTTCACTCTCTTATAGTAATGCAATTTTTCAGTTAAATGATAAAAATCAAATAAAAGTAAAAATTTACCCTAATCACAATTTAAACAATTTAGATTATGTAAGTATTTCTGGTTTATCAAGTTCATTAGGATCTTTGAATGGTATTAGTCAAATTGGAGTAACATCGTATAGTTCATACTTATTTAAAGATCTTCCAGCTATATCAAGTGGAGTAGCAACTGATATATATGTTTCAAATATTCCTACAAATATTTCTATAGGAAGTTCTATTAAAATAGAATCTGATATTTTAACTATTCTCAATATTTTTAATACGCAAAATGTAATCAGGGTTATTGGTGGTAGCTCTGTTGGATTGCATACTGCAAATACTCCAATTTATTTTATTCCTGATACATTTACAATTAATAAAAATGTAGATTATTTTGATTCTAAAATTAATGATTTAGTTTATTTTAATCCAAAATATTCAGTTGGAATAGGAACAACTTCTGGGACTGATATTAGCGTTTTATATAATGTAGGTGTTCAAACAAATAATACAATTTTAGTTCCAACTCAATCAATTTATTTACCAAATCATCCATTTAAGACAAATCAATCAGTAATTTTAAGAAAACCAGCTTCTGGAAATGTTATTTCTGTTAGTAATACATCTACTAGTTCAACATTTAATTTACCATTATCTGGAAATAGTCAAACAGTTTATGTAATTAAAAAGTCTGACAATTATATTGGAATAGTTACTCAGATTGGATTGACGACTTCCACAAATGGTTTATTTTTTAGATCTTTTGTAGCTGGTTCAAATCCAGATCAATACTCAATAGAATCTACATTTAATCAGATAACTGGATCAGTAAATAAAAATGTTACAACTGTTTCAGTATCAACATATCATAGTCTTCGTGAAGGCGATTCTATAGAATTATATGTAAAACCAAACTTATCCGTAGGTATTGGAACTTCTACAAGTGTTAAAGTATTACGCGATACTTTAACAGGATTTATTTTAATTAATCCTTTAAATTTCAGTTCAAGTGTAGTAAGTACTACAAATCAAACAATAACTATTAATTCCCATGGATTAAAAACGGGAGATAAAATTAAATATTCTGCAAATACTATAATTAGTGGTCTTTCTACAGGATTTTATTATGTTTATAAAGTAGATAATAATACTATTCAACTTGGCAAAACTTATATTGATGTTGTTCAAACAGACCCTCCAAATATTATAAATTTTGCAAGCACTGGTGGTTCATCACAAACTATTTCTTTAGTTAATCCAGCACTAAATGTAATAAAAAATAATGATATTGTTTTTGATCTTACAGATACTTCTTTATTGGGATATAATTTTAGAATATTTTATGATCAAGGTTTTTATGATGATTTTGTTTCAACAGGATCTACAAATTCTTTCTCTGTAATTGGTGTAGGAACTGTTGGATTTTCTACAAATGCTAAATTGACAATAGGATATGATTTTAATTTACCAGCTCCTCTTTTTTATAATTTAGAAAAATCTGGATATATTAGTACAGCAGATACTGAAGTAATAAATTATTCATCAATTAATTATATTGATAGTTCTTACAATAATTCTTATAATATTTTTAATGTTGGACAAACTACATTTAATGTATGCTTATCTAATACTCCTGAAAAGAGTTCATATGCATCTACAGAATGTGATACTTTAGAATATACAACTAATTCAGGTTTTTCATCAGGTGGTGTTTCAAAAGTAAAAATTATATCCTCAGGTTTTAATTTTAAAAAATTACCTTCATTTAGTGCAATAAATTCTGATTATGGAAATGGGGCATATATTGTACCTAATTCTGATAAAATTGGAAAAATTAATAAAGTTAGAATTTTAAATGAAGGTTTTGAATACTCTTCAGATAAAACCTTAAAACCTGAAGCTTTTGTTTCTAAATATGCTTCAATTGAAAGTTCAAATACTATTAAATCTATTCAAGTACTTGATGGTGGAAAAAGATATAATCAAGCTCCAGATTTAATTATAATTAAATCTGATACTGGTGAAGTTATAAATTCTGGAATATTAACACCCAATCTTTCTCAATCTGGTAGAATTCAATCAGTTTCTATTGATTATCCTCCCACAGGTTTGCCAGAAAATCCCGTAACTATAAAAGCAATTAATAATAGTAATGGAGTTGGTATTAAGACTGTTCAATATTCTTCATCTGGAATTGTAACTTGTTTTCTTTTAACTCCAGCATCTGGATTTAGCGTGGAGCCATTTACCCAAGGTGATCAAATTTATGTTGAAGGTATACAAAAATCTTCAAGTGATGGTACAGGATTTAATTCACAAGATTATGGATATAATTTCTTTACAATTAATTCATATACTGTATCTTCTCCAGGAACTCTAGCATCTTTAAGTTATAATATTTCTGGATTTAGTACAAATCCAGGAACTGTAAAACCAGTCGAAAATTATTATGGGACAATTGTTAATTATAATAATTATCCAAAATTTGAAGTTACTCAAGATTTCTCATCCTTTACAGTCGATGAGAAATTGCAAGTTAACATTGCAGGACAATATGTGTCCGAAGATTTAATGATTATGAGTTCTGATAAAAATTATATTAAAGTATATGGCACTTATAATTTGCAGAAGGGTCAAATTATAAAAGGATTAATATCTGGAACAATAGCAACAATTAATGAAGTAAAGGAAGCTAAAGGTGAATATAATATTAGTTATGGAAATATAACTGATATTGGATGGGCTGATAATGTAGGAAAAATTAGTGATGATACTCAAGTATTAGCTGATAATGATTATTATCAAAATTTATCTTATTCAGTTAAGAGTAGTAAACAGTGGGATGATATTGTAAGTCCTGTAAATAGTATCCTCCATCCATCAGGATTAAAGAATTTTGCAGATACTCAAATTACTCAAAATATAGATCAAACATCTGTTTATGTAAATCCAGATCAGGTAGTAGATGTAAAAGTAGACATTACTGAAGGGCAAAGAGTAGATACAATTAATAATTTTGATTTAGTTTTAGATGTTGATGCTTATAATAACTCTTCTAAATTTTTAAAATTTAAAAATAAAAAATTAACAAGTTATTTTAGAGTAGTTAGTAATAGAGCTTTACAGATTGATCAAATTAGCTCGCAATTTTCTAGTTCTAATAATGTTACATCCACAACATCAAAAATTGTAGATATTGTACCAACAAGACAATTTAATAGATATTTGGTTCAAGTTTCAAATAAAAATTATACTAATTTTCAATTTACAGAGTTAATTATTTTAAATAATAACTCTAATACATTTACTTTAGAAAAAGGAACAATTAATTCAGGAATATCTTCTGAAACTGGTTATCAAACAAATACTATTGGAAACATTTATGGTTATTTAAATACAGATACTAATCAGTGTTATTTAAAATTTGATCCAAAAGATCCATATTCAACTAGTTACAATATTAAGTATTTGAATGATACTTTTGTAAATTCAACAGTTGGTGTAGGGACAACTAATATTGGTTATGCCAGCCTTACTGGAATTACAACTACTGTGTCTTCAGGAACTACGACTACTTTAGTTGGTTTATCTACTACATCATTGGATTCATTACATTCTATGATCCATATAATTGATAACACAACTGGAAATATGGATTATGTTGAAGTATTTGTTGATCATGATGGTATCAATACAAATTTAGCTGAATTTTATTTTGACACTAATGATAACCTTAGTTCTAATTTCATAGGAACATTTGCTGCATCCATAAGTAGTGGAGTTATAAAATTACAATATACAAATAATACCTCAAATGGAGTAACAATTAGAACTAAAAATATAGGATTTAGCACAAGTCTAGTTGGATTACAGACATATACATTCAAAGATCCAAGTCAAATAGATGGGTATGAAAATACTGTTAGATTTAACACTTTTTATTCTGTAGTTTCTGGTGCTTCTACCATAGTATCGGCAAATAAAGATACTTTTTCAGCTATCAAATCATTAATAAAAATTGGTGTTGGGCAAACAAGTGCATTGCATCAAGTTATGATGATATCTGATGGAACTAATGTAAATACTATGCAATATCCATTCCTTTCGATTGGAAGTACTTCAGGTATAGGAACCTTTGGCGGTGGAATAGTTGGATCTCAATTAGTCTTAAATTTCTATCCAGATAGTAATTTCTCTGCAAGTTCTATAAAAATTATATCATTTAATGAAAATTTCTATACTCAAAATGATTATATTAATACTCCTCCAAATTTAAGCTATTCTAATATAACAGAATCTGTCGGAGTTTCTCGTTTTTATTCAGTGAATGATCCTGATATTAATGCAAAAGTTTTTGCTCTTAATTATCAAGGAACTCCAATTTTCCAAAAAACTTTTAATCCTTCTAATAGTTCAGTATTAAATGCTTCTACAGGAGAATTTAATATTCCAAATCACTTCTTTAGTACAGGTGAAGAATTAATTTATACGCCAAATACTAGTTATATTGGAGTTGCAGTAAGTTCAGTAGGAATAGGAAGTACTTTGAACTATGTTGGAGTAGTTACAAATATTTTACCAAGTAAAGTATATGCGATTAGAGTTAATAATGATAAATTTAAAATATCTACAAGACAAGATTATGCAAATTCTGGAATAGCTGTAACATTTACTTCTTTAGGTTCTGGAAATGTCCATACATTTGAAATGGCTAAAAAGAATGAAAAAAGTATGATCTTAATCAATAATATTATTCAAGAACCAATTACATATTCCTTATTAAATTATACCGTAAATAATGGATCTGCAGTTAGTTCATCATCCACTATATTTGGGTTAAGTGGAATATCATCCATCAATTCTGGAGATCTTCTTAGAATAGATAATGAATTTATGAAAGTTACTAATGTTGGATTGGGAACTACCTATTCTGGCCCAATTTCATTTGCAGGAACTTTCCCACTTGTTAATGTTGAAAGAGGATCAGTTGGAACTTCAGCTACATCACATTCAAATTTAGGAATTGCCTCAGTATATAGAGGTTCATATACTATTTCAGGAAGTAACATATACTTCTCAGAAGCTCCTAGAGGTCCTTTACAATATCAATCATATCCAGATACTGATGGTCTTCCTGATGTAACTGATTATTTTTCTGGAAGAGTATTCTTGAGAAAAAATTATGATGCAAATACAATTTATGATAATATTTCAGAAATATTTACTGGAATAGGTCAAACTTATACATTAACTGTTTCAGGAAGTAATGTAGTTGGATTAGGAACTAGTGGATCAAATGGTTTTGTATTCTTGAATGGAATATTCCAAAAACCAACTACACAAAATAATCCAAATAATAATTTTTCAATTATAGAAAATACAATATCTGGAATATCAAGTGTAGTATTTTCTGGAATAACATCATCAAATGGATCTATTGTAATATCTCAAAATGATGTTAATTTAAATCAATTGCCAAGAGGAGGATTGATCGTTTCTATTGGTTCAACAAGTAGAGGGATAGGATATGCTCCTTTAGTTGGAGCATCTGTAACTGCTATAATTGGGGCTGGTGGAGCTATTACGGCTATTGGAATTGGTACAACTGGCGATTTGGTAACTGGGAATTGGGGTTCTGGTTATAGATCACCAGTATCAGTGGCGGTTACAGAAAGTGGACATGTTGGAACTGATGCAGTGATTACTGCAAATGTGGGCGCTGGTGGTACATTATCATTTACTATCGTTAATGGTGGAACTGGATATGTGAAACCAACAATCAATATTCCTTCTCCAAGTTATACTAATTTGCCAATTACTGGAGTTTCTAGAATATCATCTGGTTCAACAACTGATTGTGGGGTGGGATTACTTCTGGATATTGATGTTGGCGCAAGCTCAAGTACTGGCATAGGTTCTACTTTATTTGAAGTAGTAGGATTTAAAATTAGAAGACCTGGATATGCTTTCAAAAAAGGTGATGTTATTAAGCCTGTTGGTTTAGTGACAGACAGAAAATTATCGAGCCCTATTTCAGAATTCCAACTTACAATTTTAGATACTTTTACAGATTCTTTCTCCGCAATACAGTTTGGTCAAATAGACTATATTGATCCTATACAAATTTATCAAGATGGAATAAGAACTAGATTCCCTTTATATTATAATGGACAACTTCTAAGTTTTGAAAAAGATTTTTCTGATTCTCAATCACAACTTATTGATTTTAACACTATTTTAATTATTTTTATTAATGGTGTTTTACAAACTCCTGGAGAAGCTTATCAATTTACTGGTGGTTCATATTTTACGTTTAATATAGCCCCAAGAGTAGATGATAATGTTGCTATTTTCTTCTATAGAGGAAGTTCTAGCGATAGTTCTTATTCTAGCGTAGCTGAAATATTAAAATCTGGAGATGACGTTCAAGTATTCAAAAATAATGACTATTTGGGTATTACTACAAATCAAGATCCAAGATTAGTAGATTATATAAATTCTTCTAGTACTATAGAAACTCAATTATATAATGGTCAAGGAATAGATGGTACTAATTATAAGCCTATTAGTTGGACAAAACAAAAAGTAGATAAAATTATTAATGGTGAAATTGTTTCTAAAGCTAGAGATTCTATCGAATCTCAAATTTATCCAACAGCAAAAATTATTAAAAATGTTGATACTAATAGCTCAGAAATATTTGTAGATTCAATATCATTATTTAATTATGAAAATCTTTCTCCTGCACAAATTAATTTTAATGCTTTAATGGTTTCTGGAACATCTGATCCAGTTTCCGCAGCAGTAACTGCAGTAGTTTCTGCTGCTGGAACAATTCAATCTTTATCCATCAATAGTTCTGGAAGTGGATATAGAGGTTCATCTGTTAATGTAAGCATTTCCGCTCCTAGTACAATTGGAGTTGGTATAGGAACTACTGCTAAGGCTACTATTTCTATTGTAAATGGATCACTTTCCACTGTAACAATAACTAACCCTGGACTTGGTTATACTAGAAGTAATCCACCAAAAGTTTTAGTTCCTCCGCCAAGTTCAATTTATGAAAATATAACCAATATTACAGGAATAGCTGGAACTTTTGGTGGAATTACTGGAATTGGAACTACGGTCGGTGTAGGAACTGCTTTGGCTATTAATTTTACAATGAATGTAACTGGACTATCTATAGGATATCCGATCTATGTCTATAAAACTTCAGTTGGTAAAGGTGTAACTTCAATTTTAACTAATAATTCAAGTATTGTTGGAGTTGGAACTACTTGTTTAGATAATATTTACATTGTAAGTGGTATTAATGCGTCCGCAGGGGTAGTAACTTGCAATATAGATTCTAGAACATCTACGGTAGGGATTGCAACTACAGGAAATGTAGGATACTTCTCTTGGGGTAGAATTAGTGGGTTTACTAGATCATCTTCACCTGTTGCAATTGCAGTATCAGGATTTTCTGTTGATAGTGGTTTATCCACATTTCCAACCATTCAAAGAAGAGGTTATGGACTTAGGGGTATTGGCCCAATTAAGAAATAAATTCCCAATCTTCATATAAATATAAAAAAAACACAGTAAAATGTCGGCAATTATAACTGATAAATTTAGAATACTTAATGCATCTAGCTTTATAGATTCTATCAATGATACGTCAAATTCTTACTATGTATTTGTTGGGTTAGCAAATCCTGATGCTTCTGGTTTTGGTAGATATTCTCAATGGAACACTAGCACCCCACCACCAACAGATAATATTGATTATTTAAATCATTATAAAAATACTATTTTATTTGGTAAAAAAATTACTTCCACAAGTGTTAAAAGGGTAATTAAAAAAATTACTTGGACTTCTGGTCAAATATATGAAATGTATAGACCAGATTATAGTGGAATTAATTCTGCCCCAGTAACAGGAGCAATTCGATTATATGATGCTAATTATTATGTAATTAATTCTGATTATAGAATTTACATCTGTATTGATAATAATTCATCATCCACAAATAGAAATGGCAATATTTCTCAAACAGAACCAACATTTACTGATTTAGAACCAGTTCTATTAGATGATGGTTATACTTGGAAATATTTGTATACAATGACCCCAAGTGATATAATTAAATTTGATTCTACTGAATATATTTCCATACCAAATGATTGGCTAACTTCTACAGATTCTCAAATTCAATCAATAAGAGAAAATGGAGATTCTTCTTTAAATAGTAATCAAATTAAAACTGTATATATTGAAAATCCTGGATTAGGATATCCAACAGGTACTAAATCTTGTAATTTAGTTGGAGATGGTTCTGATGGCGAAGTCACAGTCACTATAGGACAAGATACTAAAATATCAGATGTTGTTGTCACTTCTGGCGGAAAAAATTATACTTATGCTTTAGTAGACTTAGGAACAGTAACAAATCCAGGAACATATGCCGAGTTAATTCCTATTATACCTCCATCAAAAGGGCATGGATTTGATATTTACCAAGAATTGGGATCTGATAAAGTATTAGTTTATGCTAGATTTGATGATTCAACAAAAGATTTTCCAATTGATACAAAATTTGCTCAAGTTGGGATAATTAAAAATCCATATATTTATAGCTCAACAGGTATTAGTACAACAGTATTCACCGATACTCAGTTTTCTGGTGTATACTCAATGATGTTAAAGAATGTTTCTGGCACAGTTTCTATAGGAGATAAACTACAACAAACTGTGACTGGTGGAATTGCATATGGATATGTAGTTTCTTTTGATACTGAAACTAATGTTTTGAAATATTATAGAGATAGATCTTTATATTATGGAAATAATGGAATATCTCATCAAGATTATCCAAATATTTCATCTCTATTTTCTTCATCAACTAATACAGTTTTAAGTTTTGAATCAAGTGCTCAGCAGGTTACAACCAATAATGGTTTTTCTGCTAATATTATGAGTTATTCTGGAATTACAACAACAGTTTCCAATAAAATTATCAATTTAGGTGTGACATTTCAAAATGGTCTTGCAGATCCAGAGATAAATAATAAGTCTGGAGAGATAATTTATATCGATAATAGATCAACTGTTTCTAGAAGTTCTAGACAAAAAGAAGACATTAAAATTATTCTGGAATTTTAACAGATGGCCCAAAAAACAAATCTCAATGTAAGTCCATATTTTGATGACTTTTCTCAGCAAGATACTGGAGCTAAGGATAAAAATTACTATAAAATTCTTTTTAATCCTAGCAGACCAGTTCAAACAAGAGAATTAAATACTTTACAATCTATACTGCAAGATCAGATAGAAACCTTTGGCAGCCATGTATTTAAAGAAGGTTCTGTTGCAATTCCAGGAAACATTGTTTATGATGGTCAATTTTATGCGGTAAAATTACAACCACAACAATATAATGTAGAATTATCTACATACTTATCGCAATTCATTGGTAAAAAAGTAATTGGACAGTCATCTTTGGTAACGGCTGTTGTCCAATTTGTCCAACTTCCAAATACAGAAGTAGATTATCCTACAATTTACGTTAAATATTTGCATTCTGATTCAAATTTTGAAATTAGTCAATTTCAAGATGGTGAAACATTATATTCTGACGAAACTGTTGGTTCTATAACAAGTGGAACTTCATTTGCCACTACAATTTCTCAAAATTCAACCTCAATAGGATCTGCAGCTTCAATAGGAGATGGTGTTTATTTTGTTAGAGGTTCTTTTATTAGAGTTTTAAATCAAACAATTATTTTAGATTATTATACTAATACTCCATCATATAGAGTTGGATTAAAAGTAATTGAAGAGGTAATTACTGCAAAAGATGATTCAACTTTATATGATAATGCAAAAGGTTTTACTAATTTTGCAGCGCCAGGAGCAGATAGATTTAAAATTTCTCTAATCTTAACAAAAAAACTTTTAGATGATACTAATGATACAGATTTTATTGAATTATTAAGAGTTAAAGATGGAACGATTAAAAAATTAGATGTAAAATCTGATTATTCAGTAATAAGAGATTATTTAGCACAAAGAACTTACGATGAATCTGGAGATTATGTAGTTACTCCATTTCAATTTTCTCTGAATAATTCTCGTAATGATGCTTTAGGTAATGATGGTATATATTTTGATGGAGAAAAAACTGATCAAGGAAATACTCCTTCAGATGATTTAATGTGTATTAAGTTCTCTCCAGGGAAGGCTTATGTGAGAGGCTATGATATTGAAAAAACTGGAGTAGAAATTATAGATGTTGCAAAACCAAGAACAACCGATACTGCAAGTAATGTAAATGTCCCATTTGAAATGGGAAATTTAATTAGAATTAATAATATATCAGGGGCTCCAAAACAAAAATATACAGTAGATCTTTACAATTACAGAAAAACTTCTACAATATCACCAACAGGAACAAAAATTGGAGATGCAAGAATTTACACATTTAGTTTAACCGATGCTGCATATTCTGGAAGTTTAACAAATTGGGATTTATACTTATACGATATTCAAACTTATATTAAACTTGAATTAAATCAAGTTGTATCAGCAACAGAATTACCTGCAACGTCTTTTGTTAAGGGTAAAAATAGTGGAGCATCTGGATATGCTACTGCTGCTGGTTCAGGTTCAAGTATTATTTACCTCAGTCAAACGTCTGGTTCATTTATTGTAAATGAACCAATTACTATTAATGGAATAGATACATATCCTAGAACTGTTAAGAGTGTAGAGGCTTATTCCTCACAAGATATTAAATCCATATACCAATCAACAGCAGTTTCTGGTTTTTCAACTGCATTTATTGCAGATACTCAGCTAGATAAAATTGTACCTAGTGGATTTACTCCAACAGATTCAATTACTATTGAAAATGGTACAGTATACTCTTCTGGAAAGATTTTTTCTGGAATAACAAGTAATGCTATTATAAGGTATCAAAGAATTGGATTTAATACTGAAACTTATAACAGAGTTTCTTCAATATCCTCAGATAAATCTACTATAACTGTAACTGGAGTGACAACAGTCCCTGGGGTTTGTGATGGGGCAGTTCCAGTTGCACAAACTAGAGTATCATTCTCTGTCGGTGCTCCTAGAATTAGAAATCAAGACAAGGGGTTTTTATATAAAGAATTATACAATAGTAATGTTGCATCAACTAATTTAAGCAATTCTAATTTAGCATTTACTGCTCAATCATTAGGAACTTTAACTCCTTCTGGTGGTGTGCTAAGTTTATCTCCGTCAAATTTTGATTTGGGTATAAGCACTTCTATTGCACAATTTGTTCCATTTAATCAAGAAAGATATTCTATTCATTATAGCGATGGTACGATCGAATCTTTAAGTTCTGATAAGGTAGTAATAACAAATAATCAATTAACATTTAATAATATTCAAAATAAAACTATTTCAGTAATAAATGCCGCATTTATTAAAAATGGTATTCAAGTTAAAACTAAAAAATATAATAGAAGTAAAACTGTAAATATTAATTATTCAAAAAATATTCATTCTGGAACTGGAGCCAATTCTTCCATAAATGATGGATTGACATATAATTCTTATTATGGTTTAAGAGTTCAAGATCAAGATATTTGTTTAAAATTTCCTGATGTTGCAAAAATTATTGCTGTATATGAATCCTTAGATACCTCCAATCCAGTTTTGGATACAATTACATTTAATGCATCTGCAAATGTAGACACTAATGCAATTATTGGAGAAAACATTATTGGTTCTCAAAGTAATGCTGTTGCTAGAGTTGTTTCAAAACCTTCATCAAATACTTTAGGAATTGTTTATTTAAATAGTAGTAATTTTTATGCAAATGAATCTGTTTATTTTGAAGAATCTAGTATTAATACAACTATAAGTGCATTTACCCCAGGAAAATATAAAAATATTACCAATAAATTTATTTTAGATAAAGGGCAAAAAGAACAATATTATGATTATTCAAAATTAGTACGAAAGAATGGAGAGCCAGAGCCAACTAATAGAATTTTAGCAATTTTTGATTATTATTCTATACCATCTAACGATACAGGTGAAGTATTTACAGTAAATAGTTATGAATCTGAAAGATATGAATCTGACATACCTCTTATTGGTATGAATAATGTTCGTGCATCAGACACTTTAGATTTTAGACCAAGAGTAACAGAGTTTACTGGAACAACATCTTCACCTTTTGATTTTTCATCTAGATCATTTGCTCCAGACCCTAAAATAATTTTAACTCCGAATGAAAGTTCATTAATATCTTATGATTTTTACTTGGGGAGAATTGATAGGTTATATCTTAATAAATTGGGCGATTTTATAGTTTCGCAAGGAACACCATCAATAAATCCAACCCCACCAACTAGTCCTTCTGAAGTCTTAGAACTTGCTACAATAACTCTTCCACCATATCTCTATAATCCAAAAGATGCATCAGTATCTTTAGTTGATAATAGACGTTACACAATGAGAGATATTGGATTAATTGAAAATAGAGTTACCAATTTAGAAAGAGTAACTTCACTATCTCTTTTAGAGCTGAATACTCAAACTCTTCAAATTCAAGATGCTCAAGGATTTAATAGATTTAAAACAGGATTTTTTGTAGATGATTTTAAAAATTATGATTTGATGAATAATTTATTATCGACAGTTGAAATTGATCCTGTAAATGATGAAATGATTCCTCCAATAGGAAGAAATAGTATCAATTTACTTCCAGTGTCATCTCAAGTATTCACAAATGAGCAATTAGATTTAAGTTCTAATTTTGCTCTTTATGATAATAATGTTCAAAAAACTGGAGATGCAATTACATTAAAATATCAATCTGTAGGATGGATCGAGCAACCATTAGCTACAATGGTTGAAAATGTAAATCCATTTAATGTTGTAAGTTACAATGGTGTTGTAAGATTAAATCCAGAAAGTGATAGTTGGGTTAGAACAATTACACTTAATGATGTTGTAAAAACTACTTTTACAACTTTAACTGTCACTCCTAAGTCTGCACAAAGATGGATTAATAGGAATAATGCTTTACCAGTTTTTGCTAGAATTAGAAATGGTAGAAGAGGAACATGGCAATGGTTATATAATAAAAAACCAAGAAAGAGAGCAACTGGAGCAATCATAGTAGATGAGGGTGAATATAATGTAATTTCAGAAGGTGAAGATATCTTTATGAGATCCAGAAATACTGGATTTTATGCTAATAATTTGAGACCTTTAACTAGATTTTATCAATTCTTAGATGGAAATAGTGGAGTTGATTTTATACCAAAATTAATAGAAATTTCTAATAATTCAAACTTACAAAATAGTGGATCTAATGGTACATTTGCAGTTGGAGAAACTGTAATTGGCTCTTTTAATGATACAAATTTAATTCAATTTAGAGTAGCAAATTCAAATCATAAAAAAGGACCCTATAATAGCCCAACAGTAACTTACGACTCTAATCCTTATAGTAGAGACGAAAATATTCCATCTTCTTACAGTTCTTCTTCAAGCATACTTAATATAGATATTGATTCTTTATGTCAACAGACACAAGGTCTTTATTCTGGATATTTGGTTACTGGAATGAAACTAGTTGGTCAAACCAGTGGAGCAATTGCTTATGTTAAAAATTTGAGACTTATTTCTGATAGCTATGGAGATCTTTTAGGTGCATTTTTCTTAAGGGATCCAAATACTAATCCACCTCCAGCAACTAGAATAAACACTGGTTCTAAAGTTTATAAATTAACATCAAGTAGTAATAATGAATCTCCTCTTCCAGGAAGTCAATTAATATCATCTGGAGAAACAATTTATGTATCTACAGGAAGATGGGAAGATATACAAAGAAATACTACTATAGAAAATTTTAGATTTGATTATGACAATCCATTGAGATTTGATTATAATGATCCATTGGCTCAATCTTTTACTGTCGGTGGAAACATTGGTGATAATAGAGATTCTGCAAATGAAGATGCAAATGGAGCTTATTTAACTGCTGTAGATCTTTTCTTCGCAAATAAAGATGGAAGAAATGCTCCTTTGACAGTAGAAATTAGAACAGTTGATCTGGGAACACCCACTCAAAATATACTTGCTCGCACTACTTTACGTCCAAGTGAAATAACTACATCCAGTACTGCATCTGTAGCAACACATGTGACATTTGACTATCCAATTTATCTTTCTCCAGGAAAAGAATATGCTATAGTTTTACTGTCACCTAACTCAGATCAATATGAAGTTTGGGTAGCTAAGATGGGAGAAAACACAGTAAATACTGCAAGTCTTCCAGATTCTCAAAGTGTACGTTATACAAAACAATTTGCAATTGGAAGTTTATTTAAATCTCAAAATGGATCTATTTGGACTGCAAATCAATATGAAGATATGAAATTTAAGCTTTATAAAGCTAATTTTACATCAACAAGTGGAAGTGTTTTATTCCAAAATCCAACTTTAAATCAGAGTAATGGTTATGTTCCAACTCTGATGAACAATCCAATTAAAGTTTTTCCAAGAAAATTAAATATCGGAATTACTACAGTAGCATCTAGTAGTCCTTTAGTTGGAATATTGACATCTGGAAGAAAAGTTTCTGCGAATGGTGAAACTTATAAGTATGGATATATTGTAGGAACTGGTAGTTCAGTATCTACTGTAAATATTACAGGTGTAGGTACTAATTATTCCACAACCGCTTCTGTTCAAACATATGCAATTACTGGAAGTGGATCTGGTTTAACTTTATCTATATCGGCTTCAGGTGGAGCAATTAATTCTGCTACTCCAATTAACCGTGGAAATGGATATGCTGTTGGAGATGTGGTTGGTATTGTCACATCATCAGTGACTTCGACATCAGGAAAAGATGCTAGAATTACAGTGTCAGCAATTACTGGTATTGATACTTTATACTTATCTAATGTTCAGGGGCAAAATCTCACAACTCAAATTCCTTTAGTATATTACGATAACTCTGGAAATGCAGTTTCTCTTGCATCTACTCTAATCCAAACATCAACCCCTGTTGGAGGAATTTATGATGGTGATGTTTTACAGGTAAGTCATTTTGAACATGGCATGTATGCATCAAATAATAAACTTATACTTAATAATATACAGTCAAATGTTCCACCAGGAACTTTAACTTCTCAGGTTGCTACTTCTGACGGAAGTATTAGTCTTGCTTCCACAGCAAACTTTACAACATTTGAAGGACTTGCTGTTGGACCATCTAATCCAGGTTATATAAAAATTGGAAATGAAATTATTAAATACACTGCTTTTTCAAATAATCAGTTGACTTCTTGTACCAGAGGATTTGATTCAACCGCTATTGAAATCCATGATGTAAGTGTACCAGTATACAAATATGAGCTTGCTGGAGTTTCATTAAGAAGAATAAACACTACAAATACAATTAGTAGTATTCCTGAAGATATTGATAGCTATTATGTAGAATTTGATAGAGGAACTAGAGTATCAGATGCTGTTAATAGTCCACAATTAAGTTTTAATGTAGATTATTCTGGTGGTGGGGATAGTGTCACAGCTACTCAAAATATCCAGTATGATTCAATTATTCCAAGAATTTCTTCAATAATTCCTAGTTCAATGACAGAAATTTCTGCACAAATTAGGTCAGTAAGTGGAACTAGCGTTGGTGGAAATGAAGTTTCATTCCAAGATCAAGGATATGAAGATGTTGATATTAATTCAACAAATAAACTTTCTTCAACAAGAATTGTTTGTTCAAACATTAATGAAACTACCTATTTAACTGGAGCACTATTACAAAATAGAAGCAAATCTTTAATATTAAAAGTTGATTTGTCAACCTCTGATGATAATCTTTCTCCTCTAATTTTCTGGAAAAATTCTTCTGTAGAACTCTTTAGTAATAGTTTGAATAATCCTGTTTCCAATTATATTGCAGATAATAGGGTAAATTCAATTAATAATGATCCTCATTCAGCAGTATATGTGTCAAATACTGTAATGTTAGCTCAACCAGCAAATTCTCTTAAAGTTATTTTAAGTGCATATAGATCAAATACTTCAGACTTTAGAGTTCTCTATAGTCTCATTCGCCCCGATTCTTCTGAAATCGAACAATCATTTGAACTATTCCCTGGATATGATAATTTAACTGTTGATAATAATCAGGATGGTTACTTAGATATAATTGATACATCAAAAAATAGTGGTCTTCCAGATGTATTTGTTCCTTCAAGTTTAGTAGACCAATTCTTAGAATATGAATTTACTGCTGCAGATTTGGGCGATTTTACTGGATATACAATTAAAATTGTTATGTCTGGAACAAATCAAGCAGATCCTCCAAGATTTAGAGATTTGAGGAGTATTGCAATCCGATGATTAGAGTAAAAGGGCATCCAAATTTATATAGAGATGAAGCTTCTGGTGCTATAATAAACTGTGATAATCAATCTTACAATCAGTATGTAAATAGTTTGCACAATAGAGAAGTTCAAAAAAATGAAATAGATCAAATGAAAGTTGACATATCAGAGATTAAATCTTTATTAAAGGAGTTAATAAATGCAAATAAGTGAAATAGAACTTGAAACAATTGATAAAATGTTTGAGTTTGAAAGACAATCAAGATTAATTGATGAATTAAGTATCGAAGAGCTTAAAAAATTCTCAAAATTATATTGTAAATTATATTTAAAGCAACAAGAAGTTATTAGTTCCTTAGGATCTTTTGGAGTTGATAATAGATAAATAAGAAGTAGAGCTTTTAAAAATACATGGCATCAGTATATGTAAATAATTTAGTTATTAATGCTGGTTCCGATTTTAATCAATCTTTCAGTTTAGAAGGATCTGACAATAATTCTGCTTTGAATTTAACAAATTATAGTGTGCAGTCCGAAATGAGAAAATGGGCAGGAAGTTCTACATCGGTAGCTTTTGCTTCTACTATCATTTCGCCTCAAACATTAGGAAAAATTGTAATAAGTTTAGGATCTACTATAACGCAGGATTTAAAACCTGGACGTTATGTATATGATGTTCTTATTACAGATGATCAAGGTGTTAAAAGCAGAGTTGTAGAGGGTATGGTTCTCGTAAGGGAAGGAGTTACCAGATAATGCCAAATATTAAAGTTAATTTAGATAATCATGTTACAAAAGTTAGAGTTGGACAACAAAATGGTGTAAAAGTTGTTTCCAGTGTTTCTGGATCAGCTGGAGGAACTGCTGTTAATGTTGTTGGTGGAATTGCTTCAGTATCTCAATTAAATGTAACAGGATTTTCTGATTTTGTTGGCACATCTACCTTTCACAATGATATTCATATTGACGGAAATTTATATGCTAATAATGCTGTAGTATTTGATACATTTACAGCTAGTAATGGAAATATTACTGGCATTCTTACAGTCGGCCAATCCTTATATTATCCAATCGGAGAACCATTTGGTATTGCCTATTTTGATCAAAATGATAAGTTAGTTTCAACGGGCACAACAGCGTTAGCTATATCTGAAACTAATTACATTGTTTCAACTAATTCTTCAGGTATTCCAACCTGGGCAAGCGTTATAGATGGAGGAGTTTATTAATGGCAAAACCAAATAGCAGACAAGAATTAATAGATTATTGTTTAAGAAAATTGGGGGCTCCAGTTTTAGAAATAAATTTGGCTGATGAGCAAATAGACGATGCCGTAGATGATGCCTTGCAATACTTCCAAGAAAGACACTTTGATGGTGTTGAAAGGATGTATTTAAAATATAAAGTCACTCAAGCTGATATAGATCGTGGAACAGGTAAAGCTCCAAATGGTGTAGGTATTGTAACTACTACTGGAAACGCAAATATTTCTGGAATTGGTAGCGTTAGTTATAATTTTTATGAAACATCTAATTTTATTCAAGTGCCTGATTCAGTAATTGGTATTGAGAAAGTTTTTAAATTTGACACTAGTTCAATTTCTGGTGGAATGTGGAGTATTAAATATCAATTATTTTTAAACGATTTATACTATTTTAATTCAGTTGAACTTCTACAATATTCTATGGTTAAAACATACCTAGAAGATATTGACTTTTTACTTTCAACAGATAAACAAATTAGATTTAATAAAAGACAAAATAGATTATATCTTGATATAGATTGGAATTCAAAATCTACAGATACATTTTTTATTATAGATTGTTATAGAATTTTAGATCCTAATGATTTTACTAAAGTTTATAATGACAGTTTTCTTAAAAAATATCTTACATCTTTAATGAAGAGACAGTGGGGTCAAAATTTAATTAAATTTAGAGGAGTAAAGCTTCCTGGTGGAATAGAACTAAATGGAAGAGAAATTTATGAAGATGCTGAAAGGGAACTTGAGGCATTAAAACAAAGAATGTCGATGGATTACGAATTACCACCTTACGATTTTATTGGATAATGGCACTCAATCCCTTTTTTTTACAAGGATCACCAAATGAACAAAGGCTCATTCAAGAGTTAATTAATGAGCAACTTAAAATGTATGGTGTTGAAGTAACATACATTCCAAGAAAATTTGTAAGAAAAGAAACTATTTTAAAAGAAATATCATCTTCTAAATTTGATGACAATTATGCTTTAGAGGCATACATAAACAATTATGATGGATATACAGGACAGGGAGATATTTTAACAAAATTTGGAGTAAGTTTAAAAGATGAAATAAGTTTAATTATTTCAAGAGAAAGATTTGAAGATTTTATTTCTCCTTTTATGAACTCTGATGATCCAGAAATAGAATTAGCAAGTAGACCTAGAGAAGGAGATTTGGTTTATTTTCCTCTTGGTCAGAGATTATTTGAAGTTAAATTTGTTGAGCATGAAAATCCATTTTATCAACTTGGAAAATTATATGTCTATGAAATAAAATGTGAACTATTTGAATATGAAGATGAAGTTATTGATACCAGTATTCATGAAATTGATACTCAAGTACAAGATGAAGGTTATATTACAACATTATCACTAATTGGAAGTGGTTCAACTGCAACAGCAATTGCAAACATTGGTTCTGGTTATATTCGTAAAATATATTTAAATAATGACGGGTATGATTATACAACTTCACCGACAGTTTCTATATCCACTGCACCATCTGGAGGAATAAATGCTTCTGCAGTTGCAATTACAACATCTCTTGGTGGTGTTCGATCAATTAAAGAAATACTTTTAGTTAATGCAGGATCTGGTTATACTGCACCACCTTTAATTAGTATATCTGGAGGTGGAGGAGTAGGAGCATCCGCAACTTGTTCTATCGAAGCAATTCAAAAAGGTATTATTAGTTTTACAATGACTAATGTTGGAAGTGGTTATAAAAACAAACCTCAAATAACTATTACAGGTTCTGTAGGAACAGGCGAAACTGCTGTCGGTATTGCTTCTTTGGGAACAAATAATCAAATTTCTGCTCTCAGAATTTCAAATCCAGGTGTAGGGTATACTATTACTCCCATTGTAACAATAGCTCAACCTTCTTCCCTTTCTGGATTCGGAACCTATATATTTAATGAAATTATTACAGGATCTATTTCTGGAACTCAGGCAAGAGTAAAATCTTGGGATTATGATACTAAAATACTTAAAGTATCTTTTATGAATATAGGATCAAATAATTCTGGATTTTATCCTGGAGAACTTATTGTTGGAACTGCTTCTTCTGCAACTTATGCTGTATCAACAGTTAGTCAATTTGATTTATATGATAAATATGGTGAAAATGATGTCATACAAAATCAGTCCGATCAAATTATAGATTTTTCACAATCAAATCCATTTGGTAACTTTTAATGCTAGGAACTTACTTTTATCACGAAATTATTAGAAAAACAGTTATCGCTTTTGGTACACTGTTTAATGACATTAATATCAGACATAAAGATTCATCTGGAAATAGTATTAGTCAAATTAAAGTTCCATTGGCATATGGTCCAACTCAAAAGTTTTTAGCTAGAATTGAGCAACAACCAGAGTTAAATAAACCAATCGCAATTACTTTACCAAGGTTATCATTTGAAATGACATCTATTCAATATGATCCAACAAGAAAATCTAATATCACTCAAACTTTTAAAGCCTGTGATGGGGAAAACATTAAAAAAGTTTTTATGCCAGTTCCCTATAATATTGGATTTCAATTAAATTTGATGTCAAAACTTCAAGATGATGCTTTACAAGTTGTTGAGCAAATTTTACCTTATTTTCAACCTTCTTTTAATTTAACTATTGATTTAATTGATTCTATTGGAGAAAAGAAAGATATTCCAGTTGTTTTAGATAACATATCATTTACTGATGATTATGAAGGAGATTTTTCTACAAGAAGAGTTTTAATTTATACTTTTAATTTTACAGCAAAAACTTACTTGTTTGGACCTATTGCAGATACTACAGATGGTCTTATCCGTAAGGTTCAAGTTGATTATTACACAAGTACAGATAAAACAACTGCTAAGAGAGAAATGAGATATACAGTTGTTCCAGATCCCATTGATGCTAATCCAGGAGATGATTTTGGATTTAGTGAAACTACAGAAATGCTCTTTGATAGTAAGACATATAGTCCATCTCAACAACAAGATATCTAATAAATTATGAAAAAAGAATATGACAAATTAAATGAGACACTCAATATTAAGAGTGATATTATTGAGGTGGAAAAAACTGCTGCGGAAATTATACCTGCTCCATCAAATCATGATGATATTAAAAAAGATTATGAATATACCAGAGCAAATTTATATTCTTTAATTGAAAAAGGACAAGAAGCAATTAATGGAATTATGGAGCTTGCAGGAGAATCAGCTTCTCCCAGAGCATATGAAGTTGCTGGGCAATTAATTAAAAATGTAGCTGATACTGCAGATAAATTAATAGATTTACAGAAGAAATTAAAAGAAGTAGAAGAGGATAATACAAAAACAACAAATAATGTCACAAATAATGCTTTATTTGTTGGTTCCACTACAGAACTTTCTAAACTACTAAAGCAAGGTTTTCTAAATAATAAAGAGTAATATTTTTAATCGTGCTTAGACTAGCTCATATAAAAGATAGACATATAAATGAGCATTGTGGTTGTGAAGATAATGCCGTAAAAGAATTGGAAAGTGGATTAAAAAAACTTTCTAATATTTCATATAATTCTATTGATCATTTAATGCATCGTATTATGAAAAAACATGGTATGACTGCAAAACAATTACATAATGCATTTGTAAGTAAGCATGATAAAACACCCGACACTTGGATTAAGGAAAAATCTACAATGAAAGAGTCAAAGAAGTCATTAAAAACATCAAATCCTTGTTGGAAGGGCTATAAGCCTGTTGGAACAAAAATGAAAAAGGGTAGAAAAGTTCCTAATTGTGTTCCAATTGAAGAAACAAAACATCACGTTAGATATTGTCCTAAATGTCAAAAGGATGAGACCAGAGATGCATGTAAGTATGGACCAAAATATTGGGAGATGTTTTCTTTACCTTCAAAATTATCAGATGTAGCATTATCCACACCTACAGTAGAATATAATCCAACTAAACCTCATCCAGGTAATTTTCCAGAATCTGTAGATCATGAGTATTCTATGGCTCGTTCAGAACTTTCTACAATCGTTTCTGCAGCAAAAAGACTTCGTAAAAAAATAGGAAAAGGTGAAGGAAATATTGAAGCATGGGTTCAATCAAAAATTACTAAAGCTGCAGATTATCTTGATACTGCAGCGGATTATGTAGATAGTGGAGAAATGAAAACCGAAAGTGTTGGGTCACAAGTTAAACTAAAACCAGGATCTGGGTTAGGTGGTGGTGTTATTGTATATCCGCAAGGACAAGGACCAAAAATAAATCCTGGAGATCCAGAACCACAATTGCCAAAACTTCCAGGTGGATTTGTAAAACAAGCAAAAGCTCCTACTAAAAAAGAACTTCAAGTAGCACACTATGAACCAGAAGGGGAATTAGTTGAATACTCAAACTGGAGAGCAGATTTTGGCTTGTCAGAAGATTGGCAAAAAGTCAATCGTAAAGATAAAACTGATGGCCTAAGCCCCGCTGCAGTCAAAGCATATCGTCGTGAACATCCTGGATCAAAACTTCAAACTGCAGTAACTGAGAAGAAACCAAAAGGTAAGAGAAAGAAACGTCGTTCATCTTTCTGTAGTCGTATGAAAGGAATGCGTTCTAAATTAACCTCAGCAAAAACTGCAAGAGACCCAGATTCAAGAATTAATAAAGCGTTACGTCGCTGGAGATGTAGATGAAATCTTTTCAACAATTTTTATCAGAAAGTATTAATATTGCAGGAGATTTCAATGGAAATCTTTATATGAATTCCCCACAACAAGAAACAGCTACTGAATCTTTTCTTGCTGATGTTGTCTGGGAAGGAAAAATCTATCGTCTTCAAATAGAAGGTAAGATAATGAGTAAAACTGAGTTAGCTGAGAATTTGCAAAGTGAATATCCAGGTGCAATAGTTCATAACATATATCCAACTACAGATAGCTCTATAAAAATTAAAAGTTCACAAAGATATAGACCAGAAAGACTTTCTTGGTCTGATTGAGAGGTATAAACGATGGCCCAGTGGAATAAATCTTCACAAGATTATTTAAATCAAGAAAGAACGCTCTTTGAAGTTTATATGAGAGCAGATAAGTATGGAAATGTTTATGATGATCTTGGTCAAGGATTTAGTGGAGATTTATTTGGGAGACTTAAAGTTTCTAATCCTTATACATTATTTGATGATACACATAGATATGCAAATGATGGTCAATTTAGCGATGTAGTAATTGGAACTGGATCAACAATAGGAATTGTTACTGCACAAAGTACTGCATTTTTAGGAATTGGAACCACCGCAGGATGTTCAATTATTCGTGAGAGTAAAAGGGTATTTTCTTATCAACCAGGAAAATCTTTACAAGTTCTTCAAACCTTTGTTCTAAATCCAGCAAAAAGTAATTTAGTTCAAAGAGTTGGCTATGGCTCTTCAGAAAATGGAATATTTTTAGAATTAAATAATTTTCAAACTAATATTGTTAAAAGAACATCTATATCAGGAGTTACAACAACAGTTTCTATTCCACAAAATCAATGGAATTTTGATACTTTAGATGGAACAGGGCCAAGTACATCAAATCCAAGTGGACTTAATTTAGATTTAACAAAAGCTCAAATTTTATTTACAGAGTATGAATGGTTAGGTGTAGGGTGTGTTAGAGTTGGATTTGCAAATTCAAACGGAAAATTTCATATAGCGCATATTTTTAATCATGCAAATATTTTAGATAGCGTTTATATTACTACAGCAACTCTTCCTGTTCGTTATGAAATTTTAAATACTGCTGATGTTGGAACTGCTTCCACCATGAAGCAAATTTGCGTTTCTGTACAATCTAATGGTGGATATGAAAAAAAAGTTATAGAAACTATAGCTAAACGAGGAGCGGCAATTACAGGCATAGGTCAGTCCTATTTTCCAATTGTTTCTATTAAATTGGCTCCAGGAAGAGAAGATGCAATTGTAATTCCATCACAATTTACTGCACTCCCACTTTCAAATAATATAAACTATGAGATTGTACTAATAAAAAACGCCACTCTAGTTGGTGCAGCTTTTTCAGTTTCAGATTCAAATAATGTTCATTATGATACTAGTGCTTCTGGATTATCTGGAGGTAAAGTTGTTAATATTAAATATATAACTGGGTCAAATCAATCTGGGGGAGCAATATCAGTAGATCAACAATATAATTGGGATATGCAATTGGGAAGAACTCAATCGAAGGTAAGTGATATATACACATTGGCAGCTAGAACTATAAGTGGATCAGGTGATGTTATAGGCTCATTATCTTTTTATGATTTAACATAACTCATGGCAATTCAAGATATTCAATTAAAACAAACAGATGCTTATCTTTCTAACCCTAATCTAAAAAGGGCTAATGTTAGCATACCATGGACTGCTGAGCAAATGGCAGAGTGGGCTAAATGTTTTAATGATCCAGTATATTTTGCCAAAACTTATATTAAAATTGTATCTCTTGATCATGGTCTAGTTCCATTTAGTCTTTATCAATTTCAAGAAAAATTAATTACTAGGTTCCATGAAAACAGATTTAATATCTGCAAGATGCCACGACAGACTGGAAAATCAACAACTGTTGTATCATATCTTTTACATTATGCAGTTTTTAACGATAACGTAAATATTGCAATTCTTGCTAACAAAGCATCTACTGCTAGAGACCTTCTACAGCGTCTACAACTGGCTTATGAAAATTTACCCAAATGGATGCAGCAAGGGGTCATACAGTGGAATAGAGGCTCTCTGGAGCTAGAGAATGGCTCTAAAATCATTGCAGCATCAACTTCAGCATCTGCCGTTCGTGGTGGTTCTTACAACATCATTTTCTTAGACGAATTTGCGTTCATTCCAAATCATATTGCAGATGATTTCTTTGCATCTACCTACCCTACAATTTCATCTGGACAAAGTACAAAGGTAATTATCGTTTCTACCCCAAGGGGTATGAACCATTTTTATCGCAAATGGCATGATGCTGAGAGAGGAAAAAATGAATATGTTCCTACTGACGTTCATTGGTCAGAAGTTCCTGGAAGAGATGAGAAGTGGAAAGCTCAAACAATTGCAAATACTTCAGAGGAACAATTTAAGGTAGAGTTTGAGTGTGAATTTCTTGGCTCTATCAACACTCTGATTAATCCAACAAAACTTAAAAATCTTGTTTATGAAGATCCTATAAAAAGAAATGCTGGATTAGATATCTATGAACATCCTCAAAAAGAACATAATTATTTGATGACAGTTGACGTTGCTCGTGGTCTTGGCAATGATTATTCAGCATTCATCATATTTGATATTACTAATTTTCCATATAAAGTTGTAGGAAAATATCGTAATAATGAAATTAAACCCATGCTATTTCCAAGCATTGTTAATGAAGTTGCACGAGGATATAATAATGCTTGGATATTAATAGAAGTCAACGATATTGGAGATCAAGTAGCAAATATTTTACATTTTGATTTAGAATATGATAATATTTTAATGTGCGCTATGAGAGGACGTGCAGGGCAACTTGTTGGTTCTGGATTTAGTGGTAAAAAATCTCAACTAGGCGTTCGCATGACTGCGGCTGTTAAAAAGTTAGGATGTTCAAACTTAAAAACATTAATGGAGGATGACAAGTTAACGACTGTAGATTATGATATTATTTCAGAATTGACTACATTCTCTCAAAGACATAATTCATTTGAAGCTGAAGAGGGTTGTAATGATGATCTTGCAATGTGCTTAGTTATTTTTGCTTGGTTAGTTGCACAAGATTATTTTAAAGAAATGACGGATAATGATGTCCGTAAAAGAATTTATGAAGAGCAGAAAAACCAAATTGAACAAGACATGTCTCCATTTGGGTTTATTTCCGATGGTTTAGAAGAACTTACAGTTGAAGTGGATAAAAACACTGGAGACCATTGGATGTTTGCGACAAATGAAAATAAAAATGAACCTATTGATATTTGGAATGTTGATGAGTATGGAGATCGCTCATACATGTGGGAATATAGATAATGGATTTAGAAAAACAGTTTGAGATAGAACATCTATTATTTACTGAAAGAAAATGTAGAGTATGTGGTATTAAAAAAAATTTAATAGATGATTTTTATAAAATTAGAAAAAATAATACTCTTTTATCATCATACTCTTATGAGTGTAGAGAATGTACTATAAAGAGAGTTAAGAAATCAAGAATGTCAAAAACATACTCAACGGATTGGAATTATCCTGATTGGTAAACATTCATGCATCGTTTCCCCAATTAAGATACTCATTTTAATAAATATTTCTAGATAAATCTGGACTGTAGGAGAATAAAGATGCCGCTAAATTTAGCATCTCCTGGATTTGTAGTCAAGGAAATTGATTTAACCACTGGTAGAACTACTCCCTCTGTTAATAAAGTTGGTGCTCTTGTCGCACCTTTTGCTCAGGGGCCTATAAATGTTCCGATATTGATCGAAAATGAAAACGATCTATTGAAAACTTTTGGACAACCATATTCAATAGACAACCATTATGAACAGTGGTTGTCTGCATCATCTTACCTTGCTTATGGTGGAACATTAAGAGTTGTAAGAGCAAATGATGTTGATTTAACAAATGGTTTTGTTGGAACTGCAACAAGTGTTAAAATTAATAGTATAGATCATTATAATGCTCTTGGATATGATCAAAACATTCTTTCAAATGTTTTAGTAGCAGCAAGAAATCCAGGTTCTTGGTCAAATGGAATTAGAGTTGCAATTATTGATAGCAAATCTGATCAAATTTTAACAGGATTTAATACAACTGGAGTTACAACATCAATTGCAGTTGGTTATGGAATTACACAATCTTTATATGGAACAGTTAATCCTGGAATTGGAACTACATCTATTTTAACTGGATATTTAAAAGGAATTGTTACTGGTATCGGCGTAAGTCAAGTTGAAGTCAAAGTTTTAAGTTATACAGAAAATAATGTAGAAACACTAGTAGATTATCAACCATCAGGAAATTGGAAATTCTCAAGTGGAACTTCAGTTGGTGTTACTACATCTGGACAAACAGTTTCTTATGGAACTACAACTTATTCCGCAAGTCTTGATTGGTTTGATCAGCAGACAGTTGGTTTGACTACAGCATCTAGCGTAAATTGGAACAATCTTGCACCAAGACCTGCAACGTCTGCTTATGCAAATGCAAGAAATTCAAGATTTGATGAAGTTCATGTTGTTGTGATTGATGCTCTAGGTACAGTTACTGGAAATGCGGGAACAATTCTCGAAAAGCATTTAAGTCTTTCTAAAGCAGTAGATGCTGATTTTTCAGTAGGAAATCCTTCTTATTGGAGAAAGTATCTTGCGAATAATTCAAGTTATATTTTTGGTCTTGGAGGTCCTACAGGAATTGTAACATCAAGTTATAGTTCTGGATTTAATTTAGTATCTAATGGTTCATGGGATCAAAACGCAAATGGTATTAAATTTGGAGGTTATGGATCTGTTACTTCAGAATTGACTAGAGGAACGGATTATTCTGGAATTTCTACATATTCAATTGGAACTTCAGGAGCCTTAACTGCAACACTTGGAAATCTTTCATCTGGTTATGATTTATTTGAAAATCCAGATAATTTTAAAGTAGATTTCTTATTGATGGGATCTGCTGCATATGCTAAAGAAACTGCACAAGCCTTAGCAAATAAAATTATTTCTATAGCTGAACTTAGAAAAGATGCTGTTGCATTTGTTTCTCCATATAGAGGTGCTGCACTTACTGATACTTCAGATCAATATTCTATAAATGTAAAATCTGCCGAAGATATTACAAATAATTTGATATCATTCTATTCTCCTGTTGCATCATCATCATATGTAGTATTTGATAGTGGATACAAATACATGTATGATAGATTTTCAGATACTTTTAGATATGTTCCTTTGAATGGAGATATTGCTGGTATTTGTGCCAGAAATGATATTAATAATTATCCTTGGTATTCTCCAGCAGGAACAGTAAGAGGTTCTGTCTTAAATGCAGTCAAACTTGCTTATAATCCTTCAAAATCACAGAGAGATAGACTTTTCTCAAATAGAATTAACCCAGTAATTTTCTCACCTGGAGCTGGAATTGTTCTTTATGGTGATAAAACTGGACTTGCAAGAGCATCTGCATTTGATCGTATCA